TCGGCCAGCCGCGCAACACAAGGTATTTCTCATGATTTACGACTTTGCAACCGAGGTCACGCTTGGTGCTCCTACCGGTTCAGCGCACATCAACGCCACTCAGGCTTTTGATTTGACCGATGGCAACGACGGTGTTCCGCCTTTGTTTGGAGCGGGCCAGCAGCTCTACGTGCAGTTCACGGTGAGCACGGCGTTTACCAAAGGCACTGGAGACGCTTTAGCTCAGTTCGGCATAACAATCGGCGAACCTGGAGACCGTCTCGTTCTTGCCATGACAGGCGGTTCAATTAAAGCGTCGCCGGATAGAATCGGATTCGAGGCTAGTGAGCTAACCCTTGGCAAAAGGTTTCATCTAGCAATTCCTCCGTTTGACGATGTTTTAGAAAAAAGTAGCAGTGAGTTCCCGAACACTGTCAGTGCTGCTTCAGTTCAGCATTTCTATGGATTGAAATGGATGGGCATCCTCTGCCAAAACCCCATGGATGTTTCTTCGGTAAACCGATTTACCGCCGGGGAAGTCAAGGCTCGCATCGTGACCCAGGCATCGCTTGGCACGGCTGTTCTTGCTCACCAATACCCGAACCGGAGCAAGATCCTCTAATGCGAGTTCGAGCAATTCAGGATTGCTTTGTAGACAACAAGCTTCGCAAAGCAGGCACAGAGTTTGAAATCTCTGACGGCCAACAGTTCAGCCTCAACGTAATGATGGAGGTCGAAGACGAGGCGCCGGTTGAAAAGCCGGTCGCCAAGGTCGCCAAGGTCGCCAAGAAGGCGGCCAAGAAAGCTAAGAAGGCTCCCGCACCAACTGAAGAGAGCTAGACATGCTTAAGCACGCTGCGGATCTCTCCGATTCTCACGAATACTTTATCGTCTGGGTCGGAGAGACCAGTGCGCGGCCTTGGGGAACGAAGACGGAGGGCTACACGCTCTTCCCCGAGTTTGAGAACGCCGTGGACGGCGTGGACCTTACCGGGCTAACCGTCCCTGGCACCACGGCTGACGGTGTCAGCACCGTCGCCGCCACCTGCGCCACGGCGCTAAAAGCGAATCAGTTTGCCAACGCTACGATTCGCCTTGGCACGGTTACCAGCCCGGTCTTGGGCTATGGCGTGATCCAATCGCACGCCGCCATTGCCGCAGGGGAATCCGGCAACCTTAAGGTTAAGTGGACTGAAACGCCGGGAAGCGACACAGGTGTTGCTGCCTACATTGTGCGCGATAACGCCAAGTGGCGCAGCTACCCGCAGGTCCGCGTGCTGACTCCTTTCCAGCCGGTAGATGCAGCAGACAGCATGGTGGATACCAATGTTGTCTACCCCACCGCTGGCGCGGCGTGGGCTGCCACGGATGATCGCCCCCAGGGCGGCAAGTCGATCACGCTGCCAGCCCCCTACAACGGCACGCTGACGGCGAACAGCACGTTCGAAGACCTTGGCTTGCTTCTGCCACTTACCTTCAAAGAAGGCATTGGTGGGTTTGGGATCAGCGAAAGCAAAGATTCGACTGGAAGCAACACTCACGCAATTACCCAGGTTGCATCCACCGGAACCGTTTGGACGTTTGGCGGCACCAATGCCTTGTCTGCCAATAAGCTGCTAAACGGAGGCTACGTCATCGTGGACTGGGAAGATGGCGGAGCGACCAAGCGAAGCTGGGCACCTATTACCGACAGCACGACTACGACCTTTACCGCAGGGCCATGGCTCGGGGACGGCGTGGTTCCAAACGGAAGCGGCGCCCCATACGCCGCGATTAAACGCTACACGGCCTGGGTTCCGCACTACGACGACAGCCCCTACGCCTACCTGCCTGGGGAGGGGTTCACCTACCCGAACAACGACATGATGCCGTATGCGGCGTCGGCGATCGGGGCCAACGTCAGGAACAGGCCGCGAGGGCAAACTCTCTCCTCCCACGGCGACAAGTTCGGGGCCATGCTGGTCGCGGCGTCGCGGCTGGCGGCGGCCACCGGGAAGCGGATCAACGTGATCCACCTGGGCATCAACGAGAGCTCGCTGTCTGCCAGCAACGACAGCAACCTGACCGGATTCGACGGCAAGGTGGGCTGGTGGAACAACGAGGACCACAGCACCTGGGCGACCGGCGTAACCACGTCGATCTACCAAAGGCTCGACAAGCTCCTGAGAAGCGTTCTGCCGAACGCTTTGCTGGCAGAGTCTTCCAGTAAGACCGCCCGCTGTTTGGGCCTTGTGGTGGCTCACGGAGCCTCTGACGCCCTAGATACCAGTGCCCGACAGCACTACGGGCGCACCTTGAAAGGCTTCGTGCGTGCGGCGCGGAGCCTGATCAACACGCTCGGGTTCAACCCCTACGCCAACGGGGCCGAGATCCCCTACGTGCAGCCACGGATCCCCTACCTGCCCTACTCGATCGACGGCACCTACACGCACCACTCTGAGCTGGGAGGCGGCTCGACGGCGATCAACGCCGACACGGACAGCCTCGTCAACTCGGCGATCGAGGAGAACGCGGCTGCGGACGGGTTCGCGGCCACGGTCAAGGTGGACGACCTGCCCCGGAACACGACCGATGTCAGCATCTACAACGGCGTCGGCGAAGCCGAGCTAGGCTCGCGGATCAGCGACAAGCTTGGCATCCTGGTGGACTACAGCTTGGGCCACGGCTCGTCGGCGCTGGCCACCACGCAGACCCGTTTGATCGACATCTGCAACTTGGCGCTGTCTTCGATTGGCGACTCGGGACAAATCACGTCGCTCGACGACGGCAGCGAGCAGGCTGCACTCTGCAAGAAGTTCTTGCCGGAGGCGCGAGACAGCCTGCTTCAAATGAGGCAGTGGGGCTTCGCCATGCGGCGCAAGCAGCTGGTCGCGATTCAGCGGCCAGAGATGAACATTTACCAGCACTTCAACAGCTGCTACGTCTTGCCGAAGGACGCCCTGAATGCCTTCCGGGTGCTGCCGCCGGTCACGACCGGGGCGACGTTTGACCACAACCAAGTCAACACGACTGCCTACTCGAACACTTTTGCTGGCAGTGACGGTTCTGGCACTAAGGGCGAGGACGTGCCCGCCGACGTAGCTGCGCTAGACAAGGTCGTGGTCGCGAGTGCGCCGAGCGGCGACAGCGGCGTGGTTATCGAGCCTGACGACCTGCTGCCGATCCAGTCGCACATCGAGCTTGCTCCGGAGCCCTACGCGGTCGAGCAGTCGCCGTTTGGGCACCGCTACATCTTCACCAACCAAACCTTCGCGACCCTGCAATACGTCGCCAAGGTGGTGGACGCGGACCAATACTCGCCAGCGTTTGCCACGGCTCTTGCCAACCACCTCGGATCCATGCTGGCTGGCGTGCTGATCAAGGGCGACCAGGGCCAGAAGGTGTCGCAGATGCTGCTCGCAAAAACTGCCGGTGCCATTAAGCAGGCATCGCTAAGTGACGGCAACCAGCAGCGGCCCACCGACAGTGACCGACCGTTTGGATTTATTCCAGATCACATTGCTCACCGATGACCAGACAAAGCAAGAGCCTGACCCGCTCGTTTGCCGGTGGCGAGATGTCGCCGGAAATGTTCGGGCGATTAGACGACGTTCAGTTCCAATCCGGAGCTGAGACTTTGCTCAACATGGTGCCGCGCCCGACAGGGTCGGCGGCTCGTCGCTCAGGCACCAAGCTGGTCAGGCAAACCAAGAGCACCGGGACTCCCCACCTGTTCCCGTTTGTTTTTAGCCAGACAGAGTCGCTAGTTGTTGAAGCCGGTCGCGCCACCATCGGCGGCCTAGACTCCGGTTACTTCCGCTTTCACAACCAGGGCAACACGCTTCTCTACAACACGAAGGACAGCTTCCACACAAGCAAGATTGTCGTGGCACGCGACTGGGTCGAGGTGACCGTTAACACGGGCAGCAACTCGTTCACGTTGAGTAACCACGGGCTCCAGGTAGGCGATCAGATCCAGATGTTTGCCACGGGCGTCCCCACGACTTCCCCGCAAATTGATCAGGGGGATCAAGTCAAAGTAGCCTCTGTAACCACAAACTCGTTCACGATTCAGACCACGGCTGGCTCGTCGATCAGCATTTCAGAAAGGGGCTTCGAGGTAGGCTTCCGAGGGGCACGCCTCCGATCTAGTGCAACCTACGGCACTGGTGACCATGGGTATTTCACAACGCAATACCTTTCAGGAGACCGTGCCCACAACTTGCGGGCTGGCGACGAGGTCTACCTGACTGCGGAGCCTTTCAGCACATCCAACGTCTCCTTCGACGGATCCTACTTTAGGTTCGAGGCACAGGCTGGAACATCAGCCAACCCTCCAACAAGCAACTTTGGATTGGGCCGAGACGACCCTGACGAGCTTGGTCAGCAGGTGGTGTTCTTTGGGTCTGACTTGCCACAGAACATTGTAGAAGGCCGCCCCTACTACATCATCAAAAACGACTCGACCAGCGGAGGCCGGAAAGTCTGGCGCATCAGCGACACGCGGGGCGGTGCGCCTTTCGGGTCTGGCGGGACTGACTACGCTGTATCTACAACTCAAAACGAATCATCAATGGCTGCCATGCCTCACGGATTTGACATGCTCAAATCCTACTGGGTGACAGCAATTACGGGGTCTACCGGGCCGGTCAGCTTCCCTGTGGCGCGGTTTAAGTTATCCGAGTCCTTGGGGGAGGCACTTAGCGGGTCGGGCAAAGGAATCGAAAACCAGCTTTTAGGAACCGGCGAGCGAAGGGTTCACAAGGTCACAACCCCTGGCCAGATTGTTTGGCATCAAGGCAAGAGCTACTACCGACGCAAAGAGCTGATCGACCGGAGCGCAAACCTGACGCGGCTCGCGCACAACCAATCCAACACGCGCGTCCCCGGCGTGAGGACAGCTGCGGACTCCGCCGAATACTGGAGAGAGCAGCCCGGTAAGTCTACCGGCGGCGCGTTCCCCGCAACGATCACAAGGGTTGGCGGCAAGGTCCAGGTCAACGCCACCGCCCACGGCTTGCAGAACAACCAAACGGTCGTCAAAGTCCAAGGATTTGTTGGCGTAAATCACTCTCCGACGCTGGGGGCGGGGTCTTCGACTTACTACGTCGTCAACCGGACCGCCGATTCGTTTGAGCTTGCAATAGAGTTTGGGGGGACCGCAATCGACCTTGGCGCAGAGTTCTCCTTCGGGGGCGTTGAGATGCGAGCCTTTCCGGCGTTCAACATCTCAACCGACAGGGTCACCTGGATCGCTCACGGCCTGTCGGAGGCTGACCCGGTTGTCTTCAACGTAGCAGCCGACACGGGAGGCGTGACTGCCAGCATTGGCAACTTGTCGGTAGACACGACTTACTACGTCAAGAACAAGACGACCGACGACTTCCAGCTTTCGACCACCCCTTACGGGGACGCCATTGATCTGACCGGGACGTTTACGTCGGCGCTGACGGCGAACGGCGCGGCATACCTTGAAGTCCCGCACGACTACACCGAGGACGAGCTTTCTGAGATCTCGACCACTCAAAGCAACGACGTGATGACGTTGTGCAGCCAGCTCCAGCCAGCGTCGGAGCTGCGCCGTTTAGGGTCGCAGACCTGGGAGACGAAGCAGATCAACTTCAAGGCGTCGTCGCTTCCGCCGGAGTCTTTGCAGGAGATTGAAGTAGACCAAGGCGAGCATCACGAAGTCTTCGGGATGCGTATTGTTAAGCAAGTAAGTCAAGGCAACGGCGACCCAGACCCAACCGCTTCAAGCAGTGACGGAGCACTTGTGTCTCAGCCAAAAACTGAAGACGAGATGGTCAGCGTCAGCCTGCACTTCACCGTCAACGGCGAAAACCCAAACTCAATTCCTCCCCTAGAAAGCCACGCGCCTCCTTCAAACTCTCCCCCCTACGGCGAAGGCGACCTTCTCTACCTGACCGGTTGCACGCCTAGCACGGTAAGAATGACGCAAGGTGTTTCTGTTGGCGGTGACCCGGAGCGTGCCACTACAACATTCCCGACCTTCAGCATGCAGGAAGGATACTACCGGGTTAGCGAAGCCCTTGAAAGCAACAACTTCGTCACTGCTGTCCTGATCTGCAACCCGGACGGGACAGGCATCCGCAGAGACCAAGTCACCGTAGATGAGGGCACGATGTGCGCTGACATTAGGCGCCATTGCATGGACACCGAAACAGTGCTTCAAGAAAGGGCTAAGTATTACCATTCAGAAGCAGCAGGCACTTGGGCTGGGTCTTCAATCTGGAGACCTGGAACAAACAACTTGCAGTCAGCGGTAGGTTCAACCGGCTGGTTCGTAAACCCTGAAACCAAGGTGCGTCTTGCGGCGCTTAACGAAGACACCGAGCAGACCTACGTTGTTACTTCAATCGACAGCAACAACGAAGAATCAGAGGCGAGCGAATCGGTCACGGTTGACAACAACCTGTATGTCGCGGGTGCGTTCAACCGCCTGTCTTGGCAACCGTCACTTGGTGCGACCCGATACCGCGTCTACAAAAAGCTGAGTGGTCTTTACGGGTTTATCGGTGAGACCGACGAGACCACGTTCAAGGACGACAACATCGGCCCGGACCTCGGCGTCGCGCCCCCGATCGCGGACGACTCGATGCGTAAGGTTGCCACGGTCACGTTTAACGCTGACGGCGACTTTGTGAGTTGGGCAGGCCACGGCCTCCAGAACGGCATGCCGGTAGTGTTCCAAGCCACTGACTACCTGCCCAATGTCAACGACAGCCAGACCTACTACGTCATCAACAAGACCGACGACACGTTTCAGATCGCCTCGACAGACACGTCGGAGACTGCGGTAACAATCACGGGATCCGACACGGGCGTCCACACCGCGATCGCTGGCCTGTTTCCAGGAGCTACGAGCTACTACGAAGGTCGGCGCGTCTTCGCTGGAAGCAAAGCGCAGCCGCAAGACGTGTTCATGTCTGCGAGCGGGACCGAGGCAGACATGTCGTTCTCGATCCCAACGATCGACTCCGACCGGGTCTACTTCCGTATCGCAGCCCGCGAGCAAAGCCGGGTCCGACACGTCGTGCCGATCGCTCAAATGATGCTTTTGAGTGACTCGACCGAATACCAGGTCACCCCGGCAAACGACGACATCTTGACCCCGACCTCGGTGTCGGTGAGGCCGCAAAGCTTCGTCGGTGCCAACAAGGCGCAGCCCGCGCTAGTGAACAACACGGTCGTGTTCGGCGCAGCTCGGGGCGGGCACATTCGCGAGCTCGGATACAACGCCCAGATGCTTGGCTACCTAACCGGCGACCTGAGCATTAGAGCTTCGCACCTGTTCGACAGCTACACGATCAAAGACATCGCCTACCAGAAAGCGCCGCTGCCAATCGTGTGGTGCGTGTCGAGCTCGGGCAAGCTGCTCGGGCTAACCTACGTCCCTGAAGAAAAGGTCGGCGCGTGGCACCAGCACACCACGACCA